CTAACAACTTCAAGCATTACAAGTTTTTTGATGAAGTCATCAAGGACTACTGGAACAACTACGCCGTGTTGCTGGCATGCCTGGTGTGCAAGGTATGCCAAATCTTCAATGCCGATACCGCCAGCCATGTCGCTGGCTTTGCGTTTGAATTTGCGTTCCCACGAAACGATAGTGAAAAGGTTTGTGCTTACTTCGATGGGGCCTTCGCCCTGGTCTACTTTAAGTGTTAGTTGCATGTCGGGCCGTTTCTGTTTGTGTGGTTATTAGGCAACAACGGTGGTTAAAACGCCACCCTTGAAAGTAATGCTGATGGTGCTTAGTTCGCCCATGGTTGCGTTGATAACTGGCAACGCTTCAAGGTAAGCGCCTACTAATTCGAATCTGGGTTCTGTTGGGCTGGCAGTGGTCAAGCCTGCAACGGTGTTAGAAACTTTTACCGTGGTGGTTGTGCCAACTAATGCGGCAAGTGTTGCGTAAGTTTCGGTGGCCGCATAGGACATGTACAAATCCAAAGTAATTTCCTGATTGAACAAACCAGCAACGAACACACGGCTGGTGCCACCAAAGGCTGTTGCTTCTAATGCTTCGGCAGTGTTGGTCACGGTGGCGGCAGTGCATTGGTCGGTCAACGAAACGCTGTTGACCATTACGCCTGGGTTAGATAGGTATGTCGAAGTAGCCATGGGTTAATCCTTTTTCGGTTGTGCTTTAGTTTTAGCAGATTTTGGGGCTTGCTTGTCGCTGACTGGTTCATCAGATTTGATGAAACCATGAAGCAACAATGCTTCAATGTTGGTTCCTGCACCTGGCACAAATTCTGCGCCTACTGTGCCGATTTTGTCGCTAGTGATTGTGTATTTCATGGGTCACCCTGTCTGTGCTTGCATGTCAATGGATAGGTCATAAGCAGCAAATGTTTGACCGCCTATTGGAATGTAACCAGGGCGCCCAGACTTCACTGCAACATTCTTTCCTAGGACCTGCGCACACATGCTTAAAACATTGCGTAAGCCGTCAAGATTGCCTGGCCCTAGTGTTACTACTTTTACCGAAAAATTCATGGTGACAATGTTGTAGTTGAAAGCGTCAAAACTGGGGGCGTCAATAAACACGCACGGTGGGTTTATCTTTTCAGGGTCAAACACAACCCGTAAACCTGTGATGGTTGCCAGCGTTGCCGCCAAGTCATCTATGGCTTCATTGAACAGGTCCGTATATACAGCCATTACGCAACCGCAGGCCGTGGGATACCAGCCAGTTGTTTGATTAACGGTGACAGGCCTGACACGGTGGCTACGCCCATATCGCTAAAACTTGCGAACTGGTCTATGGCGCCACGCTGTCTATAAATTGAACCGCCCATCATGATGGTTGCTAATTCGACATCACCTGAAGGCACAGTAGTTAAAGAATCCGTGTACCCAGATTCTTGCCTGCGTCTAAAAATAAAATTGGAAGCCGCTGTCGCACACTGTGCAAGGAAAGCCGTTTCGTCTACACCTGCCAAAGCAATGCCCAACCATGTGCCAATTTGCGTTCCTGTTACCCAGGTGCAAGTTTCGGTAAAAGTCAGGGTGCCAGGTGGGATTGCGGCGCTTCGACTTAGGTCATCATCAGCGTCATAAAACAACACCTGGTTAGGTATTGGCAAGTTGTAATCAAATAACAAATCGCCTTGTGAATCAACGCCTATGAAATAGTAACTAGGCAATGCGTAGACGGTGTGTGTACCGTTCAGTTGATGGCCTACGCCTGCAAGTGTGAACGATTGACCCAAACCTAATTCAGGTTCCGTCAATGTTTGGACAACTGCGTAGTTATCCAAACGCTGATGGAAAGTAACAGAATAAACAGCCATGGGCGGCTAACCGCCTTTCGACTAAGCCTGGGTGATTTTGCGAATCATTGAACTGTTAGCGGCAAACACTGCTGCATAACCGTACATCGACATGGTGCGTGACACCGTGGTGGGGTTTTCAACACTTAGCAAGCCTTCATCTTGGCGATAAATTTCATATGCATTGGCGTTAAAAATCACCATGGTCTTTGCGGCGAAATTCTTGTCAACGATAATTTGAAGGCCCAATGGGTTGCTGTTCTGCCATGAAGTGGCGTCACCCTTACCCAGTGTGTTGTAACCGTTCAGGCCGCCGCCCGTGTAACCAAAAATCGGGCGCTTGTTGTCATCGACCAACTGCATCATTAAGCCCCAGGTGGCTGGGTCTACTGCAATGTGGGTTGGCAAGTAGTTGGTGGCGGCAACGGTGGTGACTGCACAATCGTAGATTGACTTAAGCAAGTCAGTTACGGTCAAGTCCCAAACACCATCACTGCTTGCGCTTGACACAAGCGTGTCACATGCGTAGTTGTCAATCGCTAGCAAGTACTGGCCTGCAAGGTCCTGCATAATGATTGCCATAGCGGCAGGGTCACTGAACGAAACTGTTTGGTAAGACAAGGTGGTGCTACCAGCAAAAGTTTTCTTAGTAACAGTGTTGGAAGCAATCACTGAAGTGGTTGCCGATACTGCGTCAAGTTGTGCGCTCTGTTCTGCAACAGTCGGGTGGGTTGTCCAGGTCGGGCGAATGAACGATGAACCAGCGTTGCCTGCAGGCATTGCACGGGTGCCAACGGCTGAAAGCAACGGCGCAATGTAGTTGATATCCGCAAACACTGGGCCGAGAATCGGAACAGGAATAAGGCCAGCCACATTCGAAGTGACTACATCGCCAGCGGCGGCGGCGATTGGTGACTGGTGGTATGAACGATAGTCATTCCAAACTTTGGTTGCGTTGGCGGCTTCTACGCCACCCTTGTGCATTGCTGCAACAAATTCGGCGGCGTTTGGCAAACGGGGTTCACGCTTTGCCTGGGCAAAAATCGGTGCTGTTGGCACTGCGACTTCTTCAACAACTGCAGGGGTGTTATCCATTTTTGGTTCTTCCTTTTGTGTTTCGACTTGTGGCGCTTCTGCCGCTACCTGGGTAATTATAGACCCCGAAAATGCCCCCTGTGGGACTAGCGATAATTCAATCCAGTCACCCTTAAGCACGGTCATGTTGCCTTCATCGTCGTACTTAAATTCTGTGGGGTTGACACCTACTGAAACGGCGTCAATAACACCATCACTGGCAAGCACTAGGGCCTCGTCGCCTGCACGGGTGCTTGATACTTTGGCCGTGAAGTACATGGCCTCTGGGCTGTCGACACGCTCTGAAACCAAACCAACCGCCTGGGTTGAATCGTGGTACATGTACAACTTCGGGGCTTTACCGTCAACGGGCAAACTGCCTGGTGCAAACTGAACGGTAGTGCCATCTGAAACAGTCGCAAAAGTGTTATATGGAACTGCAACACCAGTAATGGTGCGGCGTTCTTCACCGTTAGGGCCTGCTGCTTCTACAGCAAATGTGTTTGAAGTAAATCGAATCATGCCAGTTCTTCCTGTGTGTTTTCTTGTGGTTCTGTTTCTTCAGTCATTGGTTGCATGACTGCGTATTCTTCTTTTTCTGTTTCTAGAAAATCTGCGGTATCCCATTTAACATAGGTGCCACGGGGCAGTTGTTGTGATAATGCGGCCACAATTGCTTCGGCGTACATTGACAGGCCGAAAGTCCAAAGGTCAGATTTGGCGCCCTGGCTATTTGTGTAGGCGTAACTACCTGTCGAAATACCCAATAGATACGGGGGTACATTGCACAAGTTAGCGATTTCACGGCTTTGATATTCGGCGGCGTCAATCAACAGCATTTTGTCGGGTGTTGCGTTTGTTTCTGTGTAGGTCAAAAATTCGTTTAGTGCAGCAGTCTGATTAGTTGCCCGTGCCTGGTTAAACGCTTCGGCCAGTGCGGCAAGTTCAGTTGCGCTTAAAGGTTCGCCACCAGTTTGTTTGAGTACGCCAGCAGGAATGGCACTAGAACTGTTGCGATATCTGGCTTCTTCAAGTTTTAACGATGTTGCGATAGTTTGTTCTGACATGTAAATCATGCCTTGTGTTGGGCTGTAAATCTGCACAACATCTTTGGGGTCTATGGCGCCACCGTTGAAAAAGATTTCTTTGCTTTTACCAAACCACACGGGGGGATTTGCGTCGGGCGTCGTAATTGAACCTTGGGGCAAACGGGTGGCCGAAGCCATATAACCATCTTTTGTTCTACTGGTGATGTAAAGAAAGCACCTTCCGAACATGAAAAGGTCGTCAAAAATCCATGGAAACAAAAAGTTGTTTGGCATTTCGGGGTCTAGTTGTCGAAGCCAGGAACGGGGCGCCAACGGCACTTCTT